ATGGACATTAACAACAGCCGCTGGCCGGTTCGCGATCGCCAGCGTTTCATCGCCGCCCTCATCGAAACCGGCAACCCCGCCGTCGCCGCCGACGCGATCGGCCAGACGCTCGCCAGCGCCTATCGCATGCGCGAGCGTTGCCCCGTGCTCGAAGCCGAATGGCGCCAGGCGCTCGGTATCGCCTGGGAACAGGTCGAAATGCGCGTCCTCGCGAACCTCCTCGAAGGCCATGCCAGCGCCATCGACACCAAGTCGGCGCTCGAAATGCTCAAGCGCCGGACGCCGGCACCCGCCCGCCCGGTGGTGACGATCGACGCCGCCAAGATCACCAAGATCCGCAGCGAAATCCGCGCGCTGGCGGGGAACTCGGAGTAGCGGCGAGCGAGAGATTATTGGTGCACGAGAGTGCCTCCGGCGGCTGGGGCCGCAGGCCCCAGACCCCCTTTGTTTGGCCGACCAAAGCGCCATCGCAGCGGCTTTGCGTCAGTTGATTCAAATGGGGTCTGGGGCCTGCGGCCCCAGCCGCCGGAGGCAGCCCTGAACGCAGAATTTGGAGGCGGACCCGATGGCAGACCGCCCGGCGGATGACCTGCGCAACGCGTCGATAGCGGATTTGTGGGAGGCAGCGGACCCGGCGCAGCGACAACGGATTGCCCGGGCGAGTGATGCTGCGCACGTCGATTTTGCCGTGCGCGGCGTCGCGCGGCTGCGCAAGGCACAGCGGCCGCCTGACGGGGACTGGACAATCTGGGCGATTCTTGCCGGCCGCGGCTTTGGCAAGACGCGGGCCGGGGCGGAGTGGGTGCATGAACTCGCCGCCGTGCCGGGGCGACGGATTGCCCTGGTTGCCTCCAGTCTGGAGGCGGCGCGGGCGGTGATGGTCGAGGGCGAATCGGGGCTGCTGGCGCGGGTGCCGGCGGGCGGTGATGTCACCTTCGTGCCGAGCCTGCGGCAACTCAACTGGCCGAACGGATCGCAGGCGCGGCTGTTTTCGGGCGGCGAGCCCGACAGTCTGCGTGGCAGCCAGTTCGACTTCGCCTGGGGCGATGAGTTCGCGCACTGGCCGAAGCCCGAGGACACGCTGACCAATTTGCGGCTGGCGACGCGGCTGGGGGCGCATCCGCGCCTGTTGCTGACGACGACACCGCTGCCGCGGGCGTGGTTGAAGGCGCTGCTTGCCGAGCCCGGCGTGGTGGTGACGCGCGGCGCGATGGTCGACAATGCCGCGAACCTGCCGACGACATTTGTCGCGCAGCTGCAGCGTCGCTACGGCGGCTCGGCGACGGGGCGTCAGGAGCTCGATGGCGAAATTGTCGAGGACAATGAAGGCGCCCTGTGGACCCGCGCGCTGATCGAGACGCAACGGCGTGTCAAGGCGCCGGGCATGATGCGGGTGATCGTCGGGGTCGATCCCCCGGCGGGCGGTGCGAACGGCGTGTGCGGAATCGTGGCGGTCGGTCTCGGCACCGATGGCTTCGGCTATGTGCTCGCCGATGCGAGCGTCAAGGTGACGCGACCCGAGGCCTGGGCGCGGGCGGTCGTCGATACCGCCGGCATCTGGAACGCCGACAAGGTGATCGCCGAGATCAACAATGGCGGCAACATGGTGACGGCGATGCTGCGAAGCGTCGATTCGACGCTGTCGGTCAAGGAAGTGCGGGCGTCGCACGGCAAGGTCGCGCGCGCCGAGCCGGTCGCGAGCCTTTATGGTGAGGGACGCGTCTTCCATGCCGGGATGTTCCCGGCGCTGGAAGACCAGATGTGCGGGATGATCAGCAACGGCGTCTATGCGGGACCCGGCCAGTCACCCGATCGCGCCGACGCGCTGGTCTGGGCGATGACGGGACTCATGTTGGGCGACCGCATCAAGAAACCCGGCGTCCGCAGTCTTTAAATCGGGGTCTGGGGCCATCGGCCCCAGCCGCCGGAGGCAATCGTTCTCAGGAGAAGCCGATGAAACTGCCATTCTGGCGGACCAAGAGTCATGCCGCGCCACCGCGGGTGCCGAGCTGGGCGACACCGTATCAGACGGGGGAGGCGCCGCGCAGTTACGAGGCGCAGGTCAAGGCATCGTATCTCGCCAATCCGGTTGCAGCGCGTGCTATCCGGATGATCAGCGAAGGGGCAGGCGGCGCGCCGCTGGTGTCGAACCCGGCGGGCCATCCGGCGCTGGCGTTGCTCGGATCGACGGGGTTCGGCGCATCGGGGCCGGGGCTGCTCGAAACACTGGCGGCGCAACTGCTGCTGCACGGCAATGCCTATGTCGAGGCGGCGACGGGGCCTGACGGCCTGCCCGCGGCACTGTTCGCGCTGCGGCCGGAACGGGTGACGGTCGAGGCCGATTCGCAAGGCTGGCCGGTGGGTTACCTGTATCGGGCCGGGGCGGCGGTGACACGTTATGCGGCCGAATCGATGGGCGATCGCGCCGGGCTGCTCCACATTCGCGGCTTTCATCCCCTCGACGACCATTATGGCGTTGGCTGCCTTGGTGCGGCGGCGGCGGCGGTCGATGTCCACAACGCCGCGGCGAAGTGGAACCGGGCGCTGCTCGACAATGCGGCGCGGCCATCGGGCGCAATCCTGTACCAGCCCGGTGATGGCAGCAGCCTGTCGCCCGAGCAGTTCGACCGGTTGAAGGCGGAAATGGAAAGCGGCTTCGCCGGCGCTGCCAATGCCGGGCGGCCGATGCTGCTCGAAGGCGGGTTGAGCTGGCAGGCGATGAGCCTGACGCCGGCGGAGATGGATTTTGCCCGGGCGCGCGATACGGCGGCGCGCGAGATCGCCCTGGCGTTCGGCGTGCCGCCGCTGCTGCTCGGCCTGCCCGGCGATGCGACCTATGCCAATTACAAGGAAGCCAATGTCGCGCTGTGGCGGTTGACGCTGCTGCCGCTGACGACACGCATCCTGGGCGCGCTGTCGGCGCATCTGCAGCATTGGTGGCCGGGGCTTGAGCTCCGCGTCGATCGCGACGCCGTGCCGGCGCTGTCCGAAGACCGGGAACGGTTGTGGGCGCAGGTTTCGGCGGCGGCCTTCCTGTCCGACGCCGAGAAGCGCGGCTTGCTCGGGCTGGAGGCCGGCCGATGACCTCGATGCTCGAAGGGCTTGTCGCCCAGGCCGAGGCCGAAGGCGCGGCGCGGGTGACCTTGCGCGCGCTGGTCGAGGAGGCGTGCGAAGTCGGTGCGGCGCGGGCGCTGCGCACCGTCGGCCTCATGGACGACAAGGCGGGGTCCGACATCGTCGAGCTTCGGCAACTCATCCAGGGCTGGCGCGATGCCAAGAAATCGGCGCTGACCGCAACGGTCGCCTGGGTCGTGCGAACCGCTGTGGCACTGCTTTTGATGGGCCTGGCTTTCAAGCTGGGCTGGGTCGACCGGGTGAGGAGCTGACATGGCGGACCTGCGCATCGCTGGGTACGCCAGCATCTTCAATATCGCCGACAAGGGCGGCGACGTCGTGCTGAAAGGTGCCTTCGCCGGTGCGGGGCAGCAGGTGCCGCTGCTGTGGCAGCATGACAGCAAGGAACCGGTCGGGTTCGTCGAACGGCTTGTCGAGGATGGGCGCGGGCTGCGCATCGTGGCGCGCGTCGTGGCGAGCGGCCGCGGCGCCGATGCCGCGGCGCTGCTGCGTGCCGGCGCCATCGACGGCCTGTCGTTCGGCTATCGCGTCAAGGCGGCGCGACCCGACCGGTTGCGCGGCGTGCGCGAACTGGCGGCGGTCGAGCTGGTGGAAGTGTCGCTGGTGACCTTCCCGATGCAGCCGCTGGCGCGGGTTCTGGGGTTTTCCACTGTGACTGAAGGAGACGATGCATGACCTATGAGACCAAGGCCGACGCGCTCGATGGCGTGTTCGAAACGCGCGCACCCGAGATCGAGACACTGCGCGCCGAAATGGGCCGGTTGACCAATCTGGTTACGGCGCGCCATGTCGAACGGCCGGCGCTGGCCGGCGCCAAGGCGAGCGCCGGCACCGATTGGCTGCGTAAGGGCGGCGATCCCGACACGGAAACCAAGGCGGCGACGGTTGCCAGCGGTCCCAAGGGCGGGGTCGCCGTGCCGGTGACGATCGACTCCGTCATCGATCGCGTCCTGTTTGCCGAATCGCCGATCCGCGCCATTGCCCAGGTCGTCGATGTCGGCTCGGCAAACTATCGCAAGCTGATCACCACCAGCGGGGTGATTTCGGGCTGGGTCAGCGAGAGTGCTGGCCGTCCCGAGACCGAAACCCCGGACTTTGCCGAGATCGCCCCGGCGATGGGCGAACTCTACGCCAATCCGGCGGCGACTCAGGCGATGCTCGACGACGCGATGTTCGATGTTGAAGCCTGGCTCGGTGCCGAAATCGGCCGTGAGTTCGCACGCGCCGAAGGCGTGGCGTTCGTCAACGGCAATGGCGTCAACAAGCCGCGCGGCTTCCTGACGGCGCCGAACAGTGCCGACGATGACGCCGCGCGGGCGTTCGGCACGCTTCAGTTCGTCGCTTCGGGTGCGGCGGGGGCATTTGCGGCGAGCAATCCGCAGGACAGCCTGATCGACCTTGTCCATGCACTGGCGGCGCCGTACCGCCAGGGCGCGAGCTGGGTGATGAATGCCACCACCCTGGCGCGCATCCGCAAGATGAAGGATGCCGATGGCGCCTTCCTGTGGCAGCCGGCCCTCGCTGCCGATCAACCGGCGACGCTGCTCGGCTATCCCGTCGTCGAAGTGGCCGCGATGCCCGATATCGCCGCCGACAGCCTTGCGATTGCGTTCGGAAACTTTGGTGCAGGCTATCTGATCGCGCAGCGCCGCGAGACGGTCGTGCTGCGCGATCCGTTCTCGAACAAGCCGTTCGTGCACTTCTATGCGACGCGGCGCGTCGGCGGCGCCGTGGTCGACAGCCGCGCCATCAAGCTGATGAAGTTCAGCGTCTGACCGCGCAGGGCGCCGGCCGCCTCGGCCGCCGGCGCCCACCCCTTTTCCTGAAATAGCCAAAAGGGTTAGCCATGGCGATAGTCGCTGCCTCGGTGGAAACGAATGGCTGGGTGTTGCGGCTCGATGTCGAGGCGGCGCCGGGGACGTTCCTCGCCTACACGCTCGACCCCGATGGTTCGCCGCGCGTCGTCCTGACCTCGGACCACGCCGGTTTTGCGCCATCGGGCGGGCAGGCGGTTGCGACGACGCGCAATCGCACCCTGGTCGGCACCAAGCCGCTGCGCGTTGCCGCCGAAGTCGTCGGCGTCACCCTGCAGCCGTTCCGCATCGACGAGACTGACCTGGGCGGCGGCATCGTCCGCGTCCGCATCGCACTGTCCGAACATGTCTACGCCACCGACACGAACCTGAGGCTTGCCGTTGCCGCCGGGTGGCGCACCGGCGAGGCGGCGGCATCGAGCATCGTGGTGACCAACAACAGCACCATCGTCGCGCCGATCCCGATCATGCGCTGGGTGCTGCCGCAGCTTTCGGTCGTCACCGGCAATGTCCGGGTGTCGCTGATGGTCGTCTCGCATCATCCGAACGGGTTTCAGCCGGTTGCCGGGGTCAAGTTCACCGTCACCGATGGCACCACCACCAAGACGGCCTGGACGACGGCGCTGGCGACCGACAACAGCATGGGCGACAATCTGCGCTGCTACACGCTGGAAATCGACCCTGCGACCGCGACGGCGCTGACCGCCGGGCTGCTGCGCTGCGATGCCGAAGTCTATCCCTGGCTCGGGTCGATGCGGCCGACCGATACCGCCGGGACGCGGAGCATGGCGACGCTGCGCGCCGATGCGCGCTCGGTCAATGCCGCCGCGCCCTATGTCGTTGGCTATGACCCAGCCGGCACGCGTTATGGCGCGATGTTCGCCTATGTCGATCCGGTCAACGGCACCGTCACCGCCGCCGCCGGCATGGTGCAGACGACGCTGGCGGGGGCCAAGGCGGTCGCGCCGGCATCGCGGCCCAGGGACATCAACACCGCGCTCCAGGCCGGCTTTCTGTTCAACCGCACGCTCGCCGCCGCCAATGGCCAGGCGGCGGTCACGCGCAGCATCGACGGCATGCGGATCGTGCTGGCGCCCGGCACGCACCCCGATGGCGCGGGCAGCACCGCGGTGAACTTCGGCGTCAACACCGTCGAGATTCCGGTCCGCATCATCGGCGATCCCGACGACAGCAACCCGCGTGCCAACTGCATCCTGCAGGTGGCAACGGCGCGCGTCATCAACCGGGCGCAGCGCGTGCTGTTGCAGCAGCTGACCTGGGAGATCGGCGGCGCGACGATGATGGGCTCGACGCAGGAGCTCATCCTGATCGATGACTGCATCGTTCGCGGCAAGGCCGGCTTCGAGACCAACCTGCTTGCGCCCTACGCCGGCAGCCTGCCTGCCGTCGGCACCTATAACCTGGCGATCACGCGGACACGCTGGTGGCGCAACGGCTCGGAAATTTCCAACGGCAACCAGCGGTTGAGCCTGTTGCGCGCCTGCGAGCATTCCCGTTACGTCACGGTGTTCCTGTGCGCGGTCAGGAACCGCGTCATCCCGCCATCGGAAGACACGACGCTGACGGGAACACAGGCCAACACGGCCTTTCGCGGCTGGTTGTCGCCGACATTGCCGGGGCAGGCCGAGGACATGATCCTCGCCGGCAACGATATCCGGTCGTGGGGCGGTCGCATCTGGGCCGAAAGCCCGTTGCCGGCGGCGACGGCGGGGACGGTCAGCGACAGCGTTCGCCGCTTCGCGATGGTCGGCAACGTCTGCGAACGCATCGGCGCCAGCCCCGAGGCGCTTTATGCCATCGGCGAAAACACGCTGCGCACGATGAGTTACAACATCATCGAGGGCAACACCTTCGTCGGCGAGCGCGCCAACACCTTCTACAGCGACCCGCCCGCGACGACGCTGGCCGAGGTCAACACCGCGCTCAACCATGCCTTCGTCAACCGCGTTGCCGGCAACATTTTCGACTGGCTGCCGACCAAGCACGACGACTTTCTCGATGCCGAAACCGCGGCGACACGCGCGGCGAACGGCCAGGCGGCAAACCCTTATCGCCCGCAGATGACCGCTGCCTGGTCGATGCTCTACGGCGTCGGGCACGAGGCCAATGTCGACATGTCACGCACCGCGAGCGCGCCGAACTTCCCGTTGCAATATTCGGGGCGGCGGTCGCTGACCGGCTATGGCGGTGCGCTGGCGCCGGGTTACGCCGACGACCGGTCGAAGCTCGGCAGCGGCGGCGGGGGTGGCGACTATACGCCGGGCGCCGCGTCGCCGGCGGTGAACCGGGTCGTGTCTGGCCAAAGCGATGTCGATTTCAGGGGCATGGCGCGGCCGGCCCTCGCCGATGCTGGATGCTTTCAGGCGATGACACTGGCGCTCGGGCCTGCCGGGGCTCGGTCGGGGATGATCGCGCAATCGCCGTCGATCGCCTGGTCGGGCGACCTGGTACCGCCGGCCAACGCCCACGCGCACCGGACAGCGGCGCCGACAATCGGGTGGAGCGCCGATATCGCGGCAGCGTCGACGGTTTCGAGCCAGCGCGGCACGTCGACCGATCTGGCGCTGGCGTTCGGCCTTGTCCCGGCGGCAGCGACTGTTGCTGTCGAGACGACCGACACGGCGCTGCTGAGTTCCGGAACCGCGCTGACGGTCACGCCGACGAGCGCCCGAATGCTGGCGACGGACATGGCGACGTTGCTGCTGCCTGCCGGCCTGTCGGTGCGCGCCACGGTCACCGTTGCTGCCGACCCGCGATCCTTGATTCCCAACCGCAACTGAACAGGAGCCTGACCATGCCCAAATTCGCCAGCAATGACGTTCTCGACGGCAGCCTTGCCGTCGCCAGCAGCGCAACACGCCTTGTTGCCATCAGCGGCCAGCCCGCCAGCTTTGCTGATGCCGACGCCGGCAAGCTTGCCGAAGCCACGCTGACTGGCGGCGACTTCAGCCTTGCGGACGGCGATGTGTCGGGGCGCAAGGTCACCGTCGCCGCCAAATCGGGGCTTGCGGTGATCGCCCCGGGTACCGCCGACCATGTCGCCCTGCTCGATGTCGCGGGTTCGCGGCTGCTCTATGTCACGACCTGCCCGGCGCAGGCGCTGGTCAGCGGCGGCACTGTCACCATTGCAGCCTGGAACATCGAGATCGGCGCGCCGGTCTGACCACGGCACTTCCCCTCCACTTTTCAGGAAAGGGTCGATGTGTGGCGATCTTTCTCAAGGATCCGGCGGCAACGCTCGATTATGCCGTCGACTGGCAGGCCGTCTATCTCGATGGGCAGACCATCATCCAGTCACAGTGGCGCGTCGCACCTGACACGGTGGACGGCATGACCGTGACCCACGCCGGACAGGTCGGCGGTCGAACCGTGGTGACGCTGGCCGGCGGTCAGCGCGGCACGCTGTACCGGATAACCAATCGGGTAACATTGTCCGACGGGCGCAGCGACGAACGCAGCCTCGACGTGCGCGTGGAGGACCGGTGATGAGCGGGGTCCCCGGGGCACTTGTCGTGACCGTTGCCGAGGTCAAGGCGTTCTTGCGGCTCGAGCATGGCGAGGATGATGCAATGCTGGCCGGCCTGGTCCGCACCGCGATGGCGCTGTGCGAGGCGTTCACCGGCCAATGGCTGATCATTCGCGCCGGCGAGCAGCGACTGACGGCCACCACCGATTGGCAGCGGCTGGCGATGGCGCCAGCCGTCGCCATTGTCGGTGTCGAGCGTGCCGACGGGCCGCTGGCGGCAGCCGATTTCGACGCCGAGATCGATGCATCCGGCACCGGGTGGGTTCGCTTGAAGGCGCCGATCGCTGGCGCCAGCGCAACGGCACGCGCCGGGTTGGGCGATGACTGGAACGGCATTCCCGAACCCTTGCGCCAGGGCATCATCCGGCTCGTTGCGCATCTGTATGCGCATCGCGACGCCGCCGACGCCGGGCCGCCACCGACCGCGGTGGCGGCGATGTGGCGGCCATGGCGCCGCCTGCGGCTGAATTGAGGAGGGCGGCATGGCCGAGGAATTCACAGGGTTGATGGTCGAACGCGTCGCCGTCGAGCAGTTCGTCGATGTGCGCGACGGCAGCGGCGCCAGCGTCGGCAACTGGCACGCCGCCGGCAGCCATTGGGCGGCGATCGTCCCCGATGGCGGCGGCGGTGTGCAGGGCGAGGCGCGGCGGTCGCGGCGGCGCTGGCGCGTGACGTTGCGGCAGAGCGGCGCCGGTGCCGCGATCGGCCTGACATCACGGCTGATCTGGCGCGGCGCGTGGCTGGCGGTGCTTGCCGTCGAAAGCGATCCGCGCTGGCCCGACCGGGTGGTGCTGCGGTGTGAAGCAAGGGGAACATGATGAGCAATCAACTGGCCGATACAATGGTGCGCGCACTGCAGGCGGCGGGGCAGCGAGCGGCGCGGGCAGCGACAGCGGCAGCGTTGGCCGTGCTGATCGAGCGCCTGGCGCGGGCGGCACCCGATGTGGCGACGCAGATCGATGGTGACGGGGTGCGGTTGCGGGCGCGGGGCCTGTGGGCGCGCGCCTTCGGCAGCCGTCGCAAGGCGCCCGATCCGCAACTGACCGACATCACCGGCGGCGGACAATGAGCGCCAGCCTTGCGGTGCAGCGGCTGGTCGCAGCAACGCTGATCGATGTGCCGGGTGTTACCGGCGTTTATGACGGTCCGGCGCCCGACGCCGCACCGCCGTATCTCGTCATAGGCAGCGATCTTGTCACCGACGCCGGCACCAAGACCGAAACGGCGCACGACCACCGGCTGACGATCAACGTCTGGGATGCCGGGCCGGGGGCGGCCGCCGCAAAGGCGGTGATGGGCGATGTAACGGCGCGGTTGCGCGCGCTCGACGGCAGCGATGGCGGGCATCGCGTCGTTTCGAGCCGGCTGCTGCGCGCCCTGGTGCTGACCGATGCCGAAGGCTGGACGCAGGGCGTCGTCGAATTTCGCGTCCGCTCCGAAGCGGTCTGACGCGGCAACAACAATCGAAAGGATCAAGGCGATGGCGATGGAAAAGGGCAGTGCCTTTCTGCTGAAGGTTGGTGACGGTGCGGTGCCGCCGGCGTTCACCACCGTGGCCGGGCTGCGCACGACGCAGCTGGCGATCAACGCCGATACCGTGGTGGTGACCAACCAGGGTTCGGGCGGCTGGCGCGAGCTGCTGAATGGTGCCGGGGTGCGGTCGGTGTCGATCAGCGGCTCGGGGGTGTTCACCGGGTCGGCGGCGGAGGCGCGCATCAAGGCGAGTGCGATGGCCGGGACGATCGACGATTATCGCGTCAGTTTCGAAAGCGGCGAGACGATCACGGCGCGCTTCCTGATCACGCGGCTCGATTATGCCGGTGACTTCAACGGCGAACGCACCTTCACTGTGGCGCTGGAAAGCTCGGGCGCCGTGGTGTCGGCATGACCGCCAACCGGCTGCGCGGCGAGGCGGCGCTGACGATTGCCGGCACCAGCCTGCGGCTCCGCCCGAGCTTTGCGGCACTGGTCGCCGCCGAAGCCGAGCTGGGGCCGCTGTTCGCGCTGGTCGAGCGCGCGACGGCGGGCGGGCTGACATTGACCGAGATGGCCGGGCTGTTCTGGCACTGCCTCGTCGAGCCGCCGGCGATGCTGACGCGCGAGGACTTTGGTGAGGCGCTTGTCGCCGCTGGCTTGGCGGCGGTGACGCCGGCGTTGCGGGTGCTGCTCGGCCAGGTGCTGGCGGGCCGATGACGTTCTGCCCGATGACGTTCGGTGATGCGGCGCTGCGGGCGACGCGGGTCGCGGCGGCGCTGCTCGGTTGGCGGCCCGACGAATTCTGGGCGGCAACGCCGGCCGATCTGCGCAATGCGCTGGGGATCGACGTGGCGGGCGATGACGCGGCCGACCGCGCGCAACTGGCACGATTGATGGAGGCTTTTCCCGATGACAGGTGATGGTGTCGACCTGGAGACGCTGGTGATCCGCGTGCGCGCCGACACCAGTGGATTCCTGAATGGAATCAACGAAATCAAGCGCGAAGTCGATGGCCCGCTTGCCGATGGTCTCGAACGCGCCGGCAGCAGCATCGAGCGCGCGCTGACGCGGGCCGCCGCCACTGGCAAGTTCGGCTTCGAAGACTTGCGGCGGGTCGCCCTGTCGGCGCTCGGCGATATCGCTGCCAGCGCGCTGAAAACGCAGTTCGGCGGGGTCGGTGGCGGTAGCAGCGGTGCTGGCCTGATTTCCTCGCTGGCGAGCGCTGTCGGCAGCCTGTTCGGCGCGCCGGGACGCGCGACCGGAGGTACGGTCAGCGGCGGGCGGCCCTATCTGGTGGGCGAACGCGGCCCGGAACTGTTCGTCCCCGCCGCCGCCGGGCGGATCGAGACGGGCGCCAACCGCGGCCCCGTCAATGTCACGGTCAATGTCGCCGCCCCGCGCGATGCCGGGCCGGCGGTGATGACCCAGACCGCCAACCAGGTTGCGCGCGCTGTGCGGCAAGCGCTGGCGAGGGCAGAGGCATGATGCGCCACTGGATCGCCGGCGCCGCCGACCAGGGGCGAACGACCTGGATGAAGCGCTTTTCGCCGCGGTGCTGGCTGGTCGATTTTCCGCGTCCGATGATGGCGGCGGTCACAACGCAGGGCGCCGATGCCTTGACCGTCGATACCGTCTTCCTGCGCGGCAACGATCTGGCAGGGTTGATCTGGGAATCGACCGATCGCACCAGCCATCCACTGCTGGCCTATGAGACGTCGCGCGACTATCGCGGCACGCAATTGGCCTTCCGCTGGCAATCGCAGGGTGTCATGCCGCTCGATGCCGTCAATGGCCCTGTGCTGACGATCGAAGGCCGGGATGCGGCCGGCAATCCGCGCAGCTGGTATGTGCGGTTGTGGAACTATGCTGTCGGCGCGCCCGACGACGCGATGATCAGTCTTGATTTCGATGCCATGGCCGGCGGCTTTCTTTTGCCGGGCGAAGCCGACCCGGTCTGGGCCGGCGATATCGACCGGATGTTCATCTCGCTGGTTGCCCCTGGCTATGACGGCATCGACGCGCCGCTGCCGACAGCAGTGACCGGGCAGGTGCGATTGACGGACATCCGCTGCGACGGATCGGGGTCGGTGCTGGCGGTAGGCGATGCCTTGGTGCCGCCGCACAGGCTTCGCATCTGCAGCGGTTATGACGACAGCTACAACCAATCGCCCGAGCGGCTGATCGAGGCGATGTTCGCCCTCGGGTATCGTGGTGCGCTGGTGCACTATGTCGGGATGAGCCATTTTCCCGGGCTGGCCTGGGATGCGGCAAGCGGCGCATTTCTGGTCGATGTCGCGGTGCCGGTGACGCCGCCGGCGCTGGCATGGCATGCCGATTTTCTGGCACGCGCAGTGGCGTTGGGCTTCTCACCTATCGTGTCGCTGTCGTTCGAATTGCTCGATCAGCATTGTCCGGCTGACTGGGCACAGCGCGATGCCTTTGGTCAGCGATCCGCCACCGGTTACATACCGCCGTCGGCGCTATTGTCGCCGGCCAACGCCGTTGCGATGGGCTGGTTGCAGGCAGTGGCGCAGGCATTCATGGCGCTGGCGGTCGCTGCCGGCGCTGCGCCGCGCTTCCAGATCGGTGAGCCCTGGTGGTGGGTAGGGCCCGGGCGGCGGCCATGCCTCTATGATGCGGCAACGACGGCATTGTATCTGGCGGAAACCGGGCAGGCCGCGCCGTTGATCACCGATACCGCGGCGGTTTCGACGGTGTCCGAGCGCGATTATCTCGATTGGTGCGGCACTGTGCTGGGCCGGGCGACGTTGGGATTGCGCGATGCGGTGCGCGCCAGCATTCCGGCGTGCGAAGTGCTGCTGCTGTTCTTTGCGCCTCAGGTCCTCGACGCCGCCTCGCCCGAATTGGCCCGCGCCAACATGCCGGACGCCTGGGCGTGGCCGGCCTTCGACGTGCTGCAGCTCGAGGATTATGACTTCGTCACCAGCGGTGATTTCGGCGGGCAAAGACGCGGTCGGCAGGCGGTGACCGAACGGCTGGGCTATCCGCTTGAGCAGCAGCATTATTTTTCCGGCTTTGCGCTGGTCGTCGATGACTGGCCCGCGATTGCCGCTGCGGCCGGGCAAGCGCTCGCCTCCGCCGTTGCCGACACCTTTGTCTGGGCGTGGCCGCAGGTCGCACGGGATGGCTTCGTGGCTTTCGAAATCAGGGGAGACGCCAACATGGCCGATTTTCACGATGTTCGCTTTCCGCTGCAACTCGGCTTTGGCGCCTCGGGCGGCCCGGCATTCTCGACCCAGATCGTCGTAACCGGGTCCGGACACGAGCAGCGCAACAGCCAGTGGAGCGACGCGCTCGTCCATTATGACGCGGGCGTCGGCATCCGGTCCGAAGCCGATCTGGCGGCGTTGCTGGCGTTCTTCCGGGCGCGTCGCGGCCAGGCACATGGCTTTCGCTTTCGCGATCCGATCGACCATGGTTCGGCCCCACCGGGGCAGGCGGTATCGGCGCTCGACCAGCGGTTGGGCAGCGGCGATGGCGGCATGACCCGTTTCGAGCTGGTCAAACATTATGGTGACGGCGGCGATGTCCAGACACGGCGGATCACAAGGCCCGACCCTGCAACAGTGCGCGTCGCGATCGATGGCATCGTGCAGCTGGCAGGGTGGCAGCTCGGAGCGATGGGGCATATCGATTTCGAGACGCCGCCGCCGCCGGGGGTGGTGGTGACGGCGGGGTATGAATTCGACGTGCCGGTACGCTTCGACGCCGATCGCATCGATGTGTCGATTGCGGGTTGGCGTGCGGGCGATTTGCCTTCGGTGCCGTTGATCGAACTGCGGGAGGTCTGATGGTGGCACAATTGGGCGACCGGCTGACCGCCGATGTGACCCGGCTGGCGATATGCTGGCGCGTCGTGCGCGCCGATGGCGTCGCGCTGGGGTTCACCACACATGACCAGCCATTGCTGATCGGCGGGATGCGCCACGACAGTGCGCCGGGGATGACACCATCGGCGATCGTCAGCAGCGCCGATCTGCAGGTCGATACAATGGACGTGGGCGGCGCGCTGACGGCAAACGCCATCACCGCCAGCGACCTGGCGGAGGGACGGTATGATGACGCGGTTGTCGAGATCTTCATGGTCGACTGGCAAGCCCCCGACGCTGGCCGTCAGTTGCTGGCGCGCGGTCATATCGGCAATGTCGAAGCCGGACTCGACGCCGACAGCGGATTCGTCGCCAGCTTTCGC